CCATCCCATCGGCGATTGTTTCCGCAGAGAGGATCGCATAATGGCTAAGACTCCTGCATGGCAGCGCAAAGAGGGCAAGTCCGAGAGCGGCGGGCTGAACGCCAAAGGGCGTGCGTCCTACAACAAGGCCAACCCGGGCAAGCCCGGGCTGAAAGCGCCGCAACCAGAAGGTGGTCCTCGCCGGGACAGTTTCTGCGCCCGGATGGAGGGCATGAAGAAGAAGCTGACTTCGAAGAAGACAGCCAACGACCCGAACAGCCGCATCAACAAAAGCCTCCGGGCGTGGAACTGCTGACATGGCCAGCCCCAAGCCCACCAACCCGTCTCTGTGGTCCAAGGTCAAGTCGGAGGCCAAGGCCAAGTTCGACGTGTACCCAAGCGCCTATGCCAACGCATGGGCCTCGAAGGAGTACAAGAAGCGCGGCGGCGGCTGGAGCGGCCCCGACAATCGGGTGAAGAAGAAATGAACAAGGGCGGTTTGGGCAAGTGGTTCGGCGAGAAGTGGGTCGACACGAAGACCGGCAAGGAGTGCGGGCGCTCCGGGTCTGAGAAGTCCTCCCGGGCCTACCCTGCCTGTCGCCCGGCCGCGGCCGCGGCTAAGATGACCGCCGGTGAGAAGCGCACCATGGCGGCCAAGAAGACCGGGCCCGAGCGCAAGTCGTGGCCGGTAACACCATCGGGCAAACGGAGGAAGTGACATGCCACTGAATACCAAGGGCAAGAAGATCAAGGCCGCCATGCAGAAGCAGTATGGCAAAGAGCAAGGTGAGCGGGTGTTCTACGCATCCGAGAACAAGGGCACCATCAAGGGTGTCACCAAAAAAGGGAAGAAGAAGTGATGCGGTACCTGCGCAACAAGAACGACGGATTCATCTACGAATGGCATGAGATTCTTGCCAAGAACCCGCTGTGCGAGGAAGTGACCGAGGAAGAAGCATTCCCCGAGCGTTTCATGACGGTGGCAGTGGAGAAGGCCAAGCGGCGCACGAAGAAGATCGAGCTCGTGGCTGATGACAACCTGACAGAACCTGTGTACAGTTCCCCAGAACTGTCGGCAGACGCATCGAGGGACTTGCCTGAATGACGCCAGCAGAAGTGATCCTCGAGGCTCGGCGCCTCGTGCAGGACCAGACGTCACCGTTTCGCTATAGCGACGCGGTGATGCTCGGCTATGTCAACCAGACGCTCCAGCGTATGGCTATCCTGCGGCCGGACCTCTTCACTGACATCGTCGACATTCCGGTAACCGCAGACACTGCGGTCCAGACCCTGCCCGCCGACGCCATCCGCCTCGTGGACATCTTCCAAGTCAAGAACGGCAACGCCATCACCGAGGTCGACCGCGAGACGATGAACCGAAACTATCCCGGATGGATGCAAGAAGCCTCGGGGCAGCCGGTCAACTTCATGCGGCACGTCAAGAACCCGGATCGCTTCTTCCTCTACCCCCGCCCCGCCGCGGGGGTTGTGCTTGTCGGGGAGTACGCCAAGGCGCCTGCGACCTACGCCATCGGGGCAACGATCTCGGTGATCTCGGACGTCTACTTCCCCATTCTGGTGGATGGTGTGGTCTACCTCGCCGAGTCGATCGACGACGAGCATGTGCAGTCCGGCCGGGCCAAGATGTTCTTCGACAGCTTCACCCAGCAACTGGGCGCAGGGCTGCAGAGCCGTAAGATCACCGACACGAAGCAGGCCGGTATGGATAGAGGGGAGGTCATCTGATGCCTACGCGTGCGTTCACTGACCTCTTGGGCAAGGTCCTGCCCAACGTGCCGGGGTGTCCCCAGCCTCTGGCCATTCAGCATATTCGCGACGCCGCGATCCGGGTCTGCGAGCGCACGCTCGCATGGCGGTACACTCAGCCGGTGTTCAACCTGACCCCGGGCGTGCACGAGTACGTCTACAACAAACCGATCGACACCGAGGTCCACGTCCTCTTTGAGGCGATGGTCAACAACTCGCCGCTGATGCGGCTGCCTCTGGAGCAGGCGCTGTTCCGGTTCCCTGCGTGGGCTGATCTCTACAGCGGTGAGGACCCGTCAGTGGTCTGGAGCCTGACGCCCTCGGGGTCGTACAACGCGTTCGACTACAATGAGGGGCTGTTCAACGAGAACGCCTCGTTCGTCGTGCCGGATGCCATCGTCGCCGACGCCTCTGAGCCGCGGGCTGTGACGCAGCTTACCCCGGACAAGTACATCATTCTGCCGCTGCCGGACGACGAAGCGGTGTATGAGCTGCGCATGTTCTACGCACTGAAGCCGACGCGCACGGCGGCCGGGATGGACGCGGTGGTGTTCAACGACCTCGAAGAGGCTATCGTGCACGCGACGCTGCAGCAGCTTCTGGTCATGCCCGGGGTCGCATGGAGCGACCGGGAACTTGCATCTTACCATGCCAAGCAGGGGCTGTTCACTCTGACGGAACGCCGTGCCCGGGCGAACCTCGGAAACTACAGAGGCACGTTGGTGGCGACCGCCCCCAAGTTCGCATGAGGTGACCCATGGTCCTAAAGATCACGAACAACGCCACTACCACGATCCAGTCGGCGGTCTTGACCACTGACCTTGCGGTCACGGTTGCCCCGGGTAGCGGGTCGCTTTTCCCTGTCCTTGGGGCCGGGGATTACTTCTTTGCCACGCTCAGCAGCACAGCTGGCGGCGTGGAGATCGTCAAGGTCACGGCGCGGTCCGGGGACACGATGACGATCGAGCGGGCGCAGGAGAGCACTGTCGCCCTACCCTTCATTGTCGGCAGTCGGTTCGAGGTTCGCGTGACTGCAGCGAGCCTGCAGAGCTATATCGACAGTCTCGACTTCCTGCTTCTGTGAGGTTCCCATGCCCGTCGTCCTGAAGAACAACGCCTCGAACTCGCTGGCCGCGGCCATCACCTCGACCGACACCGGGATCGTTGTCAGGAACGGCAACCTGTTTCCCGCGCTTGCTGCGGGACAGTACTTCTACGCCACGATCACGGGGGCGGACGGGTCGCAGGAGATCGTCAAGGTCACCGCCCGGTCTGGCAATGGGATGACGATCGTCCGCGCGCAGGAGGGCACCTTCGCGCTGCCCTTCCAGCTGGACAGCCGGTTCGAGATGCGCATTACCGCGGCCACGATCGCGGACATCTTGGCTGAGGACGATCTTGCGGCGACCGTGACGATCGCCGACGCCGGGGGCTACTACACCGGTGGGACGGTGGAGGCTGCGCTGCAAGAGGTCGGGTCGATCCTGACCACGGTGCCCGTGGCCCGCGGCGGCACCGCCGCCACTACGGCCGACAACGCACTGGTCAACCTCGCTGCGCAGAAGAAGTTCGCACAGGTGCGCAAGGACGTCGCCACCCTGCTGGCCGACACCACCATCACTTACACCGCCGGTACGGTTAACTCCGTCTCCACGGGCGACGTCGTGCAGACGGCGACTGAGGGCTTCGCTTACACGGTTGCTGCGAGTGGTGCTTCGGATCAGCATGTGACGACTGCGGGCGGGGTGAAGTTGTATGTGTTGCCGGGGGCTACTGGGTACAACGTTAAGGCATTTGGAGCCAAAGGTGACGGCGTTACTAATGACACGGTAGCCATCCAGTCTGCTGTAACAAACTGCCCGGTTATCTTTGTTCCAGATGGTACGTTTATTGCAAAAAACATCTCGATCCCAGCGGACCGTGTAATTTTCGGGACAGGAACCCTTAAACTACCTGTCTGCCCCTCACTGGATTTTTCACCTATCATCAGGATGGCAGGAAATAGCCTTAAAGTCTGTGGACTGTCTTTCGACGGAAACCGAAACAGTCAACCCGCAGATGGATTCTCGGACAGCTTTAACTCAGGCTCTAACGGACGTGGTCGTTCTAACCGCTGTGCAATACTAGCCAACGCAGTTCTTTCTGGCTTGGTTGTCGAAAACTGTAGTTTTACAAATCTCTGGGGGGCATCAATCGCCACACAAGATGTAAGCGACATCTTTGTGTCTGGCTGTACTTTTTACAGCAATAATTTTGAGGGTGTTTACGCCTATAGTTCCGACACCACAGCCCAAGAGGTTCTCTCAGTTACTAACTGTCGGTTTGAGACCATCGGATCAAGCGACGCTAGTGTAAACGCGAACTGCATCCTTGCAAGTAGGTACAACAGTGTTATTGTTACGGGCTGTTTTGCTACAACGTTTGAGCGAAATTTTGTAAAGCTTGAAGTTTGTAATGCGGCTAATGTCAGCGGGAACGATATATCCTCTAACCTCCTCACAGACTTTAACTGTATTCAGGCCCAGAGCGGAGGTAACGATATCTCCTTTCTCAACAATAATATACGGAATGTGAAGAGAGGTGTTCTCGTATCTAGTGGATCGTTTAAGAATGTGAATATCTCCGGGAATCGTTTCGTTAACATCAGTACGTCAGGTTCTGTTGTTGATGCGATTACGGTGGAGGGCTGTGAAAACCTGTCAATATGTGACAACATCTTCAATGAAGTGGACAGGTACTACGCTTATGTGGCTGGTGACAGCAAGTTTGTAAAAATTATGGGCAATATAGGCGTCAACACTACAAATGAAAATAACGCAGCCTTCTTTATCCAATGCTCATCTGGGCAGACTATGCGGATGCTGTCTGTTATTGGAAACGTGCTGAGCGGTAAACAATCATCAAACGACGGTGTGATTGCTGTGGTTGGCTCCGGGACAATAGATGCTCTTCTAATATCCCAAAACGTTATAAAGGGCGCAAGCGCAGCCAACAATAGGGGCATCTGGGGGCAAACTCCGGTGGTTACGGGAGGGATTGTCTCACATAACGTCGGCGGTACAGACTGCAATATCGAATTTTATGTCTCCGCTGGAAGTTCTGTTGAGGCTACACGTAACGCAGTTCCTCGCGTAATTGGACTCAGTAACTCAATGTCTAGGTCTCTGCCTCCTGCGTCTGCTGCTCCAACAACTGGTACTTACTACACAGGTGATGTAATTTTCCATTCTTCGCCTGCGGCGGGTGGAAATATAGGCTTTGTCTGTACTTCTGGAGGTACTCCGGGTACGTGGAAAACATTCGGGGCTATTGCGGTGTAACCCTCAACCCTAACCCCCTTCGCCTGCACTATCTAAGGACTCTGACATGGCTGACGATCAACGCTTCGACCGCATAGAGAAAAACCTCGACAAGCTCGGGGACAAGATCGACGAGTTGACCAAGGTCGTCACCGCGATGGCGCGGATCGAGGAGCGCATGGTGACGCTGTTCAAGCGGATGGACCGGTACGACGAGGCGCAGGCTGACATGGACGATCGGCTGGCTGAAGTGGAGAAGGTATCCACGAAGCGCGGAGTGGTGTATCAGTTGATCGACAAGGGCTTCTGGTTGGTCATCGGAGCCGGCCTGACTTACATCATCAGGGTGACGGGGAACTGACATGGTCGTCGTGCTGAAGAACAACAAGCGCAGCGTGCTGCGGCAACTGCTGGCAAGCTCGGACACTTTGGTTGTTGTCTCCGACAGCACGATCTTCCCCACCCTCGCCGTGGGCGAGTACTTCTACCTGACCATCCTGCGGTCGGACGGCGCCTCTGAGATCGTCAAGGTCCTGTCGGTGTCTGGCGCTTCCCTGACCGTGGTGCGTGCGCAGGAGGGGACCGTAGCGCGTGAGTTCCCCGTGGGCTCTGGGGTCGAGATGCGGGTCACCGCAGCCAGCGTGCTGGAGGCGGCAGCAGATGCCGTCGACGCTCTGACTCTTGGCGATCTGGGGATCACGGCTACCGCAGCCGAGCTCAACGTCCTTGACGGCGTGACCGCCACCACCCCCACGCTCAACGCTTCGGTGAGCAACTCCACCCAGACCCGGGACACCGTGGCCGCCCTGCTGGC